TGGTTATTGAGTTATTGGCGCAGGTCAGGACGTTTTCCTAAGGATCATGATGCCCCTGGGGTTGATAACTGCCTGGCCGATGAGTTCGTCCATGACGAACCCTTTGTGAAACTGTTCGACCTGGTTGTTCTCCTCGACGTCGAGTGAGTACATCACCGGCATGACCCCCAAAAACTCGGGCTCAGGCGTGAGGTACACAGTCCCCCTCGGGACGATGACCGACTTGCCGATCTGGAACTCGCCGAAGTTGACGATGGTCTCGCCCGCCACGACGCTGTCCTTGAAGGCCCAGCCGACGGAGTTGAGGTCCCACTGGTAGAAGTCCCGGTACTCGATGGGACCGCACAGCAGGCGCTTGCTCTCCAGTAGGCGGCTGTCGGTGTAGGAGACGCCCGTGTAGAGGTCCGAGGGCTGGATCGAGGATCCGGCCACCGTGATCTCGTTGGGCAGGCTGCCCGAACCGGGGACCGCCGAGGTGTCGGTGGTCCGGTAGTTGCGGGCGGCGACCTCCAGCAGGGTGATCAGGCGGCTGTCTTCCTGCCGCATGATCGCCTGCTTGGCCTGGTCCTGAGCGTACTCGACGATGTTCGAGCGGAGCCAGTAGAGGTCCTCCTTCTTGATCGAGGGGAAGGTGGCCAGGCGGAACAGCTCGACCCGCAGGCGCTTGCCCTCGAAGGGGGTGATCTTGACTTCGCCCTCGTTGCCGTGGAGGAAGTAGGCCTTGCCCAGGTCGTCCATGACGTCGTACTCGATCGGTACGCCCGGGGTGCAGGCGTCTTCGAGCAGGACGTTGCGGACGATGCCCTGGTATCGCAGCTGGAGCTGGATCGGGCCGATCATGGATTGGCCCAGTCGCAGGATACCGTTCTGGCGGTCCCGCAGGATGTGCGCGAGGCGCTCCTGCTTCTGTGCCGTGGTGAGCTTGCCGGTGCGCTGCATGGTCGCGGCCATCTCGACGACGTAGTCGTCGCTCTTCTTGGCGAAGCGGCCGAATCCGGCGGTGGCGGGAAGTGACATGGTCATGTTCTCCTTTCGTTCCGCCGGTTAGCTGTCCCCGCCGAGGGCGGCGGCAGACGACAGGTCGAAGCGGTTGAGGCGGATGAGGATCTTGTCCGTGGAGATCACGTCGAGAAGCTCGGCCACCGCGTTCTGGTGGTTGGCCCCGGTCGGGGTCAGCAGGCCGTGGGCCGTGCCGGTGAGCAGCTGGAAGCTGCCGTCCGTGCGGTTGGCGGCGGTCCAGTCGGCCTGGGTGTCGAAGGCGGTGGACAGGACCTCGAAGACGGCCTGCTCACCACCGACCCAGACGGTGAAGTTGTTCGCGCCGGTGCCGGTGACCTCGTCGATGCCCAGGGTGGGGGCGACGAAGAGGGCGGACAGGCCGAACGGCTTCTGCTCGGCGGCCCCGGTGAAGGGGGTGAAGACTTCACCGTACTTGCGGCACATCACGGTGCCGGGCACGATGTCGAAGCTGCGATCCCAGTCGGGATCCAGGAAGCCTCCGTAGGGGGTTGCCTGGTGGAAGGCATACACCGGCTGGAGGGGCCTTTTTTGTGCCGGATTAGCGGCGTTGACCCTGAACAATTTCTTGTTCCTTTCTACTTACAGGAAGAGGGCGGCGTCGTCGGATGCGGTCACCTGACGGGAGGCCGTCCGTGCCGTGGTGATGCCACGGGGGATGGCCGGACCCTGGGGTGCCGCCGGACGACGGGTGGTGTTGGCGGCTGCGACAGCCTCCAGCAACCGGGTGCGGTCGATGACCTGTGCCTCCCGCATGGTCTCCGCCTGCTTGGCGAGCTTCCAGCGATCGGCAGCCGGGGCCAGACCGGCGTTGATGAAGGATTCGGCATAACGTACCGCCGCGATCCCGCTGGCCTTCTTGTGGGACGTTTTCTCGCCCGGGGCCCAGATCTGCGAATCCGAACTGAGTTCCGGGTCGGCGATGTCGTCGCCTGCGTTGTGGGCGAAGTCGCCCAGGTCGTACTGGGAGGCCTGGGCCTCGGCATCGGTGTCATTGGCTACCGGGGCCTCCACGTCGATCCGGCCCTGGGGCGCTGCGTCTTCCAGCGACTCGTCGT